GCTGGCCTACTTGCCCCAGCTAGGGCATAGGCAACATCAGTCCACGCTCGTCTTGGATTATGCCAGACGCTAGAGGCTGGGGCTGTTAAGGATTTAAAATTCTCCTTTGAGTTCTTCCTCAAAATAAATCTCCATGAATATATCTTTGGTTGGGTTTCTAGGGAGGGCCAGTTCTACCTCCCCTGTTTCAACGTACCACTCGAACTGCTCACACGCAACCTCATGGATAGCGCACGTGTGATAATTTTCACAATCAATACAAGGGGAAGCTCCCTCGGTCATCATCTTCTTCCAAACTACGTTTGTGCTCATTGTTGATAGTTAAAAGGAAAGGAAGGCAGACTAATCCCGCCCCCAACTGCATGGAAGTTTGATGAAAACTTTATGCATAAACTTGATGGCGCTTTCATCATTAACCATTTGGGTGGTGAACCTATAGACTCGCCAAGAGTTAAAGGTAGCCAAATTATACTTCTCGCAGTCCTTGGCAAACCCGGCGCCAGTAACGTGACGACCTTGGGTCCAAGTCCCTCCTTCTATCTCAACCGCAATCAAGTGTTGAGGCCAAGCGAAGTCAAACCGGAATCGTCTGGGTTTCAGGAATACATACTCCTCTTTCCATTCACCCATGCCTAAAGTGGTGTAGGGCTTATCGTCAGTCCCATAGGTTGAGTCTGTTAGCTGTTGGGCAAACAGTAGTTCGCCTTTACTGCGGGACGTAACCAATTTCCAAATCCTCTTTAGTTGGATCAATGAGTTTAGGGGTGTCCGCTCTACGCGAGGACTTGAATGAGAAAGGTTTACCACTGAACCATAGCGCAAGCGTAGGGTGCTCGGGGTCATACCTGTTCTTTACACAAGTTAAGAAACCATCCGGCTGTCGCAAATATTCCTCATCATCCGGGTCTTTGTTAAGCTTCTTTTGTTTGGTGATATTCTTATGGATAATGAAAGCGTAATCAGCTAGGTCTGTGATCTCTCCACTTCCCTTGATATCCATCTTATCACCCATCTTCTCTTCAGACTCGCCCTTACGCATATGCGCAACCAGATGTATGTGCAATCCAGTGGTACGAGCAGCCTCCTTGAGCATCCGGACAAAGTTCTTCTGCCCTAGATTCAAGTTGGCTTGATCCGTTTGAAGGTCTACCATCATGAGGGAGTCTATCACAAGATGCGTGAACCCGTTTACAGCTGCCCATCGGGCCAAAGCAATGATCTCGTTAGCCCTTACGTGTTCTTCCTTTCCGTAGATAAAGACCTTGTTCTGCAAATAGTCCATTACATAGCTTGCAGCCTTGAGAGTGGGTTGAGCAACTCCAAGGGTCTGTTTGATCATCCTCTCGATCTGAACACGGAACGCCATCTCGGGTGACCAGAACAGAACCTTTTCTTGCTTGTCTGTATATTTCCCATCAGCCCACCAGAGACAGAACTGTTGAACAAGTGCTGACTTGCCGTGTCCGTTGACACCGGCCCAGATAAGGAGAGTTCCCGGAATTATTCTGAGATCAGTATCCTTGAGGCACGGAAGTCTACAACCGGACATGTTATTTCTGTTCTGAATCCACTCAAGAGTTTCATCTCTAAAGTTATTGGGAGTGAACACATGCCCCTCAACATCGTGGGGCTCCATATACTCATACAAATCAGGAGTGATTAAATCCATTAGTCTTCCTCGAACTGTTTGAAAGGATCGTCAGCATCATCATACAGAGTCCATCTGCGTTCGTCAAGGAATTTCAATGCTCGCGGCACGTACATGCCATTATTCTTTTTCCAGTCTTCCTGTTGGGACAGTTCTTTCACAACCGAAGTTATGTGCTCAAATTCCTGTTCGAGTTTGTTAACAATCCAATAATCCTTAAGTTCTCGTGGACTACCCAGTCTGTGTTTAGGATATAAGGAGCAGAAATACCCATACCCCTTCAGCGTTCCATTACTGGCACCGAATGAAGGGTCTTTATTTTCTTTTAATTGTTCTTTTAGTTCCACATCAGTTGTGGAGTGGGAGCCCACATCAGTTGTGGAGTCACCAGAGTAACCTATAAGCCTGTACACGTTGGTCGTGTTGTACCTCTGTTCCCTTTCTATGGTTCCAAAAGAAACCATCTCGGAAATCATGTTGCTACAATATTTGGGCTTGTGCCCGCTTCTCTCAGCGATTTCAGCCAAACTGGGAAAATGAGGAGAAGGGCAGCTTAATATTGCAGCCAGCACCCGTAGATGCCCAGCCCTATGCCTATGATCCTGTAAAACATATATAGGCAACGGACCCCAAAAATTAGAGTTCCTACTCATAACTCTGCCCACTGAATAAAAGTGTAAACGGAAGTGGTTCCGTTAGAGCGTCTGACATCAAGTTTGATTTTGTCCTCCAAAGACTCTATTATACGCTCAATGGTACGACGATGTCTACGAGCCATTTTGGCGAGGTCAGTGATGGAAGCCTCACAGCGTCCACGGTCATCAATATATTTGAAGACCAGACACAACGCGACAAGTTTCTCAGACGAGTCCAGACTCTGAGCCTGAAACAGCTGAGTCATGATAAACTCTTTCTTCTGGTGGTAGGTAAGCATTTTGCATCCTCGGGTAGAAAACCCCATTTTACCACGACTTGACATGCCCTGTCAATCTGGTATAATGGACCCATGAAATACCTCGACTGGGTTCATCAACAGCCCTGTTGGGGATGCGGAAAATACGGAGTGGATGCACATCATGTCAGACTGGAGACGGGGATCAGCAAAAGGCCAGCAGACCTTCACGTTATCCCCGTATGCAGGACTTGCCATCAGAAGTGTCATGCGCTAGAATACACGAAAGAGGACCAACTTACATGGCTATACAAAACCCAGAACCGGGCAATTCTCGCACAGCTTATAAAATGGTAGCGCTGATTACCCTATGGGTTGACGATGGACCAAATCATGAAATCATTTTGGAGACCGCTCGACAGATCGTCACCAAGGAACTGTACAATCACATTGACAGCGCGGGATACAAAATAGGAGACACCGATGAAGGGTTCTCAACTTCCATGGAAGCAATTGAACTCATCAAGCGAGAGGAACTACATTAATGAACGACTCTGAACTTATACTAGTCAAACTGTCAGACGTAAAACCAAGAAGCTACGCTGAGTATCTTAATGCTCCCGAGGAAAAATGTACAGCAGACAACTGTGAAAGACCTGTAAAATATGGTAAAATTCTATGCAGATACCATCTTCATCTCGTACATAATGGAACCCCTACACACTAATGAACAAGCGTTGGATTCTCCGAAGCGACAACATCAGAAACCTCTGCGTGGGATGGTTACAGGCAATAGTCCTTGAGGATGAGAATTTGATAGAGGTGACAGCCAAACCCTACAAGAAGAACCGTAGCCTAGAGCAGAACGATATGTTCCATGCATGGTGCGGTTCCATCGCAGACAAGACTGGTCACACAAAGGAGGAGATAAAAAATATTCTAATCGAAACCGTCTTCGGCACGGAAGAATATATAAATCTCCAAGGAGATCAGAGAACCAGAATTCGACAAACGTCTAGTATGACGATTGGAGAAATGAGCGAGTTAATCGAAAGGTCAACTCAAATTGGAATAGAACTTGGGGCAGACGTCCCAGAGGTGACACATGGCTAATATAAATGACTTGATACCTAAAGATGTATACGGTTTTTCCGCCGATGGAAAGGCCTGTCCACCCCCCGAGCCAAGGGGGTGGTGGACTATAAATGATGACCTAGATAAATTAATTTGGATCGTGAGAAAGCAGGGCGAACGAATTGAATTTCTTGAAACTAAAATAGAGGCAATGTATACCTAATGACTAACGGACATTCAGCAGAAGCAATCGAAGCAACAAGAGGGCCCGACTACAACGAAGGGCATGACTATCACGCTCAGGAACTTAGAGAGCGCCAACACCAATGGCAAAAATCAGACATGAAAGACATAGACGCTCAAAAAATAAGGGAAATTAGAATGCAAATACTTGGCGAGAAAGACGACACACGCAAGATGACGATTGCGCTGAAAAGGCCCTTCGACCCGAAAGATGTTAAGATGAGGAAGGGGGGTGGTGGACGACAGTTCCATTACATAGACGCTCGTCACGTTATGAAGAGGCTTGATGATGTGTTCGGTCTAGAAAACTGGCAGACCAAATACAATGAGACTCAATCCGGCAGGGTTCTCTGTGAACTCAGCGTATGCATCAATGACAAATGGATAACAAAATCTGATGGAGCCGGAGACACGGACTTTGAGGGAGCAAAGGGTGCAATCTCGGACGCTCTTAAGCGGAGTGCTGTATTGCTCGGAATCGGGGCGTATCTTTATAATGATTCCGCCTTTAAGAACGGAACACCTGCCCCGTGGGCCACACCAGAAGGTTATGATAAACTGGTAGCGAAACAGCATTCTAATAAAGACAGTGATGAAAAATGGATTTCCGATTACACTGACGAGTCCCTACGTGGTCCAGACAAGTGAGCCACTGGTACAACAAAGAAGGTGATCCTTGTTACGAGGTCACTGGAAAGAAGGGCAAGAGACCATCCACCCTGAGAGACGCTAGGAAATATAGCTGGGTTCCTTCCGTCTCAACGGTGTGGGGGGATATAGTATCTAGGCACATGCTGAACAAATGGATTCAAACGGAACTGATGAAAGCGTTCCACGAACAGATGAAATTGAGGGCAGACTCAACAGGGATATTATCTTTCGATGATATTGAGAAGCTGGCTCGGAGCGAGTTCAATAAAAAACAGCAGAAGGTAATGGGCCGAGGCACAGACATACACGATCATTTGGAAAAATATTTCAAAGGGGAAGAAGTTCCTGAGGAATTCCAACCCTTGTGCAAGGGTGTTGATGCGAAACTAAATGAGGTTTGTGGCCCTCAAGAATGGGAAGTTGAACAGTCCTTTTCCCATCCACTAGGATATGGGGGAAGGACTGATCTTTCCAATGATGAATGGATAGTTGACTTCAAGACAAAAGAATTCCCTGACAAGCCAGACGTTAAGAAAATGGTATACGATGATCACGGAGTCCAGTTGGCTGCGTATGACCAAGGGATACCTGTCAACGGATTGACAGGGTCCAGACGACTCCTTAACTTATTCATAGACGTTGGCGAAGGCCATCGTGTTCTTGAATGGGAGCACGAGGACATTCCCCGCTTTAGGGAAATGTTCAACAGCGCTCTCTCTTTGTGGAAACTTACCAAGAAGTACAACCCTGAGTGGCATATCATATGAACGTAAATAAAGCAATTTTAGTTGGAAGAGTGGGGGCAGACCCCATCGTTAGAGAGACAGCCAAGGGGGACACAGTCTGCAATCTCTCCCTTGCAACCAACAGTGGCTACGGTGATAACGAAAAAGTTGACTGGCACAAGGTCACCTTTTTTGGTAAACTGGCTGACACTGTGAATGAGTACGTTACCAAAGGTCAGCAACTTTATGTGGAAGGACGTATCTCCTACAGCAAGTACACTGACAAGGAAGGTAACGAGCGTCATGGAACCAGTATCATAGCCGGTATGATGCAAATGGGTTCCAGTATGAATGGTGGTGCGTCTGCCTCAGAAGAGGATGACTCGCTCCCATTCTAAAGCGGTCTATACTTGGCAGGATGATGACGAGCAGGTTTGGCGAGTCTATTATCTAGCGAAAGAAGTATGGGCTAAACGGCATAAGCCTACACCAACGAGGGGGAATACGTGGGGGGAATGGTTCCGGGATCATACCGGAATGTCCCTCCACCAATTCTCCGACTGGGCTAACGAAAGGAATTTAAAAGAACGTGAACAAAAAAAGACCAAAAATAAAACTAAAGGAAAAAGAAACAGGTGAGGTAAAGGTTTTGGATTTTGTTCAGAACGATTCTAAACAGGGGTTCTGGTGCATAGATGGAACTGGCGAATGGAAATGGTACACTCATGACAAATGGGAAAGGGCGAAAAAATGAAGGAGTGGCCTCTTCAAGAGAGTGATATAACTGAAGACGTTTGTAAGTCATGTGGTATATGTTGCGAAATAGAACTCAAGCCTAACTGGAAAAAGCCCAGACAATTTGAATGGCTCCATGCAATTGTTGAGAATCACGACAACATAACGGATACTGGAAAAGGAATACGAATTCGTTGTTCTCATCTAAGAAAGACGAAACATTCCACTCACCCGTATTGGGAATGCGATATCTATGAAGATAGGCCCCAGCTATGCAGTGATTTTAATTGCGTAAGCTGGGCCAAATACAGCGATGACCTCACCCAATACAACATGGTGTTAAAAAAACTGGGCATGGTTTCAGCCCCTAATTTACCTGAAGAACCCCGAGGACCAGACACATGAGTCAGATGATATCTGAATACCAAGGCATAATCCATAAGAGCAGATACGCGCGTTACCTAGACTCCGAAGGACGTAGGGAGTCATGGGATGAAACGGTTAATCGTTACACCAACTATATGGAATGGATATTAGCCGGGTATTCCGTAGGCGACTTTCCCAAGGAAGTTAAACAAGCAATCCTTGATATGGAAGTGATGCCCTCTATGAGAGCCTTCATGACCGCTGACCCTGATCCCGGAACAGGTGCCCTGACTAGAGATAACATGGCAGGATACAACTGCGCTTACCTTGCCGTGGACCATATAAGAGCATTTGATGAATCCCTTTATGTCCTTCTATGTGGAACTGGTGTTGGGTTCAGCGTGGAAAGGCAATTCATTAACCGTCTTCCGGAAATTGCTGATGAATTCCATGAGTCAGACACAACCATCGTTGTTTCTGATAGCAAGATAGGATGGGCTAAAGGATTAAGAGAATTGGTTAGTCTCCTCTATCAGGGAATGATTCCCAAAGCAGACTATAGTAGGATTCGCCCATCTGGGGCGAGGCTCAAGACATTTGGTGGAAGAGCGTCTGGGCCTGACCCTCTGGAAAGATTGTTTGGACACTATATACACACGTTCCAGAATGCTAAAGGTAGACGACTGAACAGCATAGAATGTCACGACCTTATGTGCTGGAACGGAGAGAGTGTAGTTGTAGGTGGGGTCAGGAGGGCAGCAGAGATAAGCCTGAGCAACCTGACTGATGAAAGGATGAGACACGCAAAGACAGGGCAATGGTGGCTAGAGAACCCACAGAGAGCCTTGGCGAATAACAGCGTGTGTTATACCGAGAGGCCCGACATGGGTATCTTTATGCGTGAGTGGCTCTCCCTTTATGAGTCGCATAGTGGAGAGCGTGGCATATTTAACAGAGAGGCTGTTAAGAAACTCATGCCCGAGAGGAGAGACAAGGACCACGAGTTCGGTTGCAACCCATGCAGTGAAATTTGTCTTCGGAGTTCAGAAACGTGCAACCTTTCAGAGGTAGTGCTACGCCCAACTGACACGATTGATGATGTGTCTCGGAAGATAGGGTTAGCTACCATCCTTGGGACTATTCAATCCGCGCTCACCGACTTCAGATATGTCAGACCAATCTGGAGAAAGAACGCAGAGGAAGAGAGGTTGCTGGGCGTTAGCTTTACCGGAGTGTTTGATTGCCCTGTGGTCTTGAATGCCACACCCACTCAGCTTGAGGCATGGAGAGGGTCGGCTATTACCATGAATCATATCTGGGCCAAGAAGATGGGTATTAACCCCT